TTTTAGGCACTTGATTAAACCCTGCAAGTTTAGCCATCTTGTGATATATAAATCCATCACCATCACAGTCAGAACATTTAGTATAATTTTTATATGGACTACCATCTTTTTTTATTCTTTTAGTTACACCTTTACCATCACAAGGTAAACATTTACTTGCACTTGTTTTATACACAGGTGCAGTGTTTGCTTTAACTAATGATCTAAATTGATTCAGTGAAAACTGTGGTCTACGTTTGTTTTTACCTGTTGCTTTATCTACACCAACATTAAATATTTTGGCCCAATTATTTTTATCTAAAGGTTTTTTAGAATAGACTAACCAAGATAATTGTTCTGGACTAGATAAATTTATCTCTGTGTCACCCATTTTATTATAGACAATTTTACCTATCTTCTGCCTTAGATATTCTTTTTCTGCAGTGTACTCTGCATTTACTTTTTCTAAAACGTTTAGATCAACATAGATACCATTACGTTCCATGTCAGATAGCACAACTAAAAACTCGCCCATTGTCTTGGCAGTCTTAATTAAATCTTTGTTAGCAGGAAGTTTAAAGTCTTGCATTTGAGAGTCAAATAGTCTTTGGGTAATTGTTACATCATTTCTACCATACTCCTCAACTAAATCAGCAGGTATGTTATCGAAAGATATGCCACGATCCATGTATTCTTTTATACGATCATCTTTCATACCTATCTTTCTACGCTGACAACACATTTGTAATGTTAGAGATTTTCTAATACCTTTGTTAAGTATATACTCACCAATCATAGTATCATAAACTTTACCAGTGTATTTAAATCCTGCCTCTAATAACCACATCAAATCAAATTTTAGATTATGACCTACTAATAAAGTAGTCTGGTCTAATCTCTCTTGTATATTACCATAACACCCCTCACTAACTTTTTCAGAGTGATAAGTAAAATAATATTCACTACCAAACTTTGACTCTAATCCCACACTTACCAGTTTATTATCTGGATGAAATGGTGATGGGTCAAACCCATTGTTTTTATTTTTTTGAAAAGTTGTTTCTACGTCAACTACTGTAATCATATTTACCTTTCTATTATAAATTCTAAACCTAGCACTATACCATAATTATCACCCTCTTCAAGTGCTGGTGATATAAATAAATTATTTTTTTTATACCTAATCATAGGTATAATTTTACTATTTGTATATCCTGTAACTAAACCTATCTCAAGCCCACTGTGTTCTAACCCAGAATAAAAACTTAGGTTATCTTCACTATTATAATATATTCCAGATATTATACTATTAGCTTGGCACCTTGCATGTGGATGTAAGTAATTATAATTACCCTCTAAACCTATATGCATTGATACTGCAAAAAACATAGATAGACAATTAATCATACATCATACCTACTTATCTCTCTATAAATTTTAGCATCAATAATTCCATGATACCCATTTATTTTATTTTTAGAAATACATAATGATCTATCAATATTCTCTTGACCATTTGTATCTGGTGCTTTACCCACACCAATAATTAAATCAGCCTCAGCTGCCTTACCAGTTCTAGAGTTCTCCATCATATTAAAATCCATATGTCTTTTATTATGTGCATCGTTAGACGCTTGTGATATTGCAATGATAGCACACTTTCTACGTTTTGCAATCTCTCTTGCACTAGTATATATTGCTCTGAGTTTTTCATCTGACCTTGCATATATACCAGAAATATTTACTTTGTCAAGTTGATCAATGACAATAATATCTGGCTTATGCTTTTCACAATGTGAGTCTATATCATCCATTGTCCAATCAACAGTATCGTACAGTTGTATATTCTCTTTTATTAAATCCCATTTACCATTTGCAATCTCTATGTTCTCAACTATTTCTTCTCTTGTCATTCCTGTATAGCAGGATATGGCTCTCATCTGAGTTCTAACTGCAGGTTCTTCATTTATAAACGCATGAACTTTAGCACCTTGCTCAGCAAATCCATCTGGTGATGAGACTAGACTAACCCAAAAGGCAGTCTTACCTGTCTCTGGTCTAGCAAATACAATCATTAAATTACCATCACCAATACCACCAACTTCATCCCTTAATGTAGATATACTAAACTTCCATCTAGTTGTATCAACTAATTGATTCATGACTTCTCCAATGTTATTAGATACAGATTCTACTTTCTCATCTGGTGTATTTGTCTTGTGTTTTTCTATTATAGAAATAATATCATTAAAGTTGGCTGGCTTACCATTAAATATTTCAGTAGCCTCAACTGCTATCTTCTGTGCAGTCTCTCTTTCTACAAGAACTTTCATAATATCTTTTGCTATTTCGTTAGATGGCTCTTGTACATCTTTTAAGTCTTCAATCAGTTCGTTAAATTTTATCTTCGCTGCCCTAGTTAATGCAGGATTATACATTGTAGTATGCAATCCATATAACTCATCTACCTTTATTGAGTCCTCATACTCAGAGTGTGCTCGTTTGATTGTATCAAACAAAGAACCCAAGTCACCCTCAAATACACTGCTTGATACTGAGCCTTTGTATTGGTCGTAAAAAGATTTATCTAACATCTTTTTTAGTATCTGCTTTTCCATCGTGTCTCCCTTCATTATCTTCTGTTGATTGCTTTTTGTACTTTTAATTCGTTCTCTAATATAACAGTAATTGTGTCAAGTTTGCTTTGATCTCTTTGATTCCACTCTGCTTTGTTTGTATCTATAATATCATACTTCCAGTTAGTCCAACTTTCAAGTATCTCTTTCATCATTTCTTCAGTCATAAAATATACTCCTTATCTCGTCTGTTTTAAAATATTTTAAATCATCTTCCAATGCTTTTACTTTTACATTTGTAAAACCTTTTGATCTTAACTCTTTTGCAATAGAGAAAGATTTAGTAGTTGCATCTCTATCTAGTGCAACATAAATATTTTTATACTGCATGATATGTGCAAGGTGTGTATCTGCTAGTGATGTACCCATCAAAGCAATACCAGTTAGTACACCAGATACTGCACATGCAGAAGCACAATCCTCTACAATAACTGCATCGTCACCCTCACCACAAATAAAAGGAACATGCTTATTACCATACATAAACCATTTAGGATATGTGTCCTTATGCAATGCTCTGCCAACTGCACCTGCATATTCATTTGTATATTTATTTTTAACTACAAATACAACTCTATCTTGTGCTACATCATATTTTATATCTGCTCTGTTCATCATAAAAGAATCCCAACAGTTATTATTTCGTAAATACTTCATTGCTTTTTCATGAGAGAATGGTGACTTAAAACTTTCTGGCATGTTAAATACTGATAACTCTGAATCATTCTTTTTATTTGAGAAAGTATTAGTGACATAGTCCATAGTTTTCTGACCCTCATGCTTTCCTTTTGCTTTACATGAAGCATGAAAACAATACCAACCTATATTGTTACCAGTGGTATCAATAAGCATTGTGTTACTGTGATGACAGAATGGGCAATCAGTTCTCTCTTTGTGATCTTGTTTTAAATTTAGATTTTTAATAACTTCTAACTGTTGCTTATAATTCAACTTGTACTTCCTCGTATGTTATTAAGTATCGATCTCGGCTAACAAAGTCGTTAGCTTCTACTTTCATTAGATTGTTATTTAAATAATAAGCTACATTATTTTGTAGCTTTTCTAGTGTTGGTTCTTCCTCGAATGGTATTATTGCTACTGCTTCTATTCCTAGTCCTGCTAGTCTTACTTTGTATTTTTTCATCATGATTCCCCTTATCATAGTTTACTTCATTTGTCAAGTCATCTTTTGACTTTTTATAAAATTTTGGGTGTCGCCAAACAAACGTCATGTATTAAATTCCTCCACAATACTTTCATCCCACAAGTCAACTGCAAAAGATTTATCTTTTATTTTAAATGTAAATTGACTACCCTTGCCATCTAGGTACATAGATTTTTCAGTTATCTCGCCACCCAGTTGCTCAACAAGTATTCTAAATTTAAGTGCTAGTGTAAATGCATCGCTCACTAATGCTCCTTGTAACTGACCTGTTTAACTGAACGATTCCAACATGCACGACAGCTACCACACTCACCATCTTGTTTATATGCAGGGCATTCTCTACCTACTGCTTTCTTATCTTTGTGTACGCCAGATGTCCACTTCCAAAACTTAGGTGGTGGGCTATCAACTTTTATAGCTGACACACGCAAACATAAATTTTCTGGTACATCTTTCTCATCTAACTTATCTATAATTGAATACTCTCTAGTAGCTAGCCAGTGTTTTATATGAGGTGTACCCTCGCATACTTCAAATATTTTCATAAGATGTGAGTAAGATTGTAAATCTCCAGAGTCAAACCAACGGTGAAAAAGCCTTGATTTATCTAGGTTTTTGTACTTTAATGTGATTAATTCTATCATGTAGTCTATCCACTCATCACATTCAATAGCGTCATACCTCTTTTTGTATGCAAGTTTTACTACTGGAAATACATAACAACCTTTGTCTGCATAACATTTATTACAGATAGTACCCTCTATCTTTGCTAACTTACTACCAGTAATACATTTACTGGTAGGTATGCCCCACGCAAACGAGGGCATCTTACTAGGGTTAGATAGCTTACCTATCTTTGCTTCTATATCTTTAATTTTCATATAACTATTACTCCTAAGATAAAGCCAATGATAAACCAAACAATCTCTGTTCGGTAATACAATGACAATTGATTAACTTTGTTTATTAATGCTTTCATAATATCCTTTCTCAACTAAATATTTATATAGATTTTTACAAGTCTTAGGTGTCTTATCTCCTAGCTTGAAGTTACCTATGACTGCCTTAGCAAATGAAGTATATCCAGTTACTCTAGGATTAGTCATAAGCATACCATGTTGTGCTTGCATTTTTAATGCTCTTAATAACATATTCTGCTGAAGTGTATAACCATCTTCAAACACAAACGTTCTTAAGTCGTGTTGGCTATTGCCTTTTATTACTGTCATATTTTCTCCTTGTGATTATCTATGTATATTACAACATAAATTCTGGTGTGTCAACTAATGTGTACTTTGCGAAACGTTTTTTCTCACCGATATAATAGCTACGATATGATTGAATGTAGCTATCTTCTTTGTATTCATCTGGCATACAAAGTGGTGGTATGAGAAATGATTTATATTGAAATTTATCTTTGACTTTGTCTGTAAGTTTTAAAAGATTATTAAGTATACGACCTGTGCTATGTACTTTGTTGTTGTATCTGTGACGATACTGATTTAATA